GCCGCGTGAAAAAACCGGAGCCTGGTCCCGAAATCTTGCATGGTTTCGTCGGTGAACGCGGGAACGGCCGTTGGCGGCGCGAGGTTGCCCCGAGAGGGGCCGGAGGGTAGTCGGATGGATCGTGGGAAGTCGGAGGCGAGCGAGGCCGTAGAAGGCCGGGGAGAGGCCGCGGGCGAATGGCGTCCCACGGCGTCGTTGCGGCCTCTCCCCGGAAACCCGCGGTCGCACTCGCCCGCGCAGGTCCGGCGGATCGCCGCGCTCGTCGAGCGGTTCGGTTGGGGCCGGACGATCGTGATCCGGCCGGACGGCACGATCCTCGCCGGTCACGGCGCATGGTTGGCCGCGAAGCACCTCGGGATGGCACGAGTGCCCGTCCGGGTGCTCGACCTCGACCCCAAGGCGAGCCGCGAGTTCGCGCTCGCGGACAACGCGCGCGACTTCGGCGACGACGACGAGCGCGAGGTGCAGGCGATCCTCGCCGGGGCCGACGACGACTTCGCGGAGATCCTCTCGGGCGAGCCCGAAGAGGGGCTCGAGGTCGACGACGTCGACGTTGGGGAGGTCGAGAAGCGCGCGGGCGAGGGCCGCTTCGAGCTCACCGTGCGCGGGCCTCTGCTCGCAGAGCCGGAGGCGCTCGACCGGCTTCGCGCCGCGCTCGAGGACATCGAGGGCGTGACCGTTGAAGCGAGCTGGACGTGACCGCGCCGGTCCACAATTCGAGCGCCTCGATCGCCGCGAAGATCGAGCTGCGAGAGCGCGCCCTCGCGCACGTCGGGGAGGCCCACGTCGTCGACCTCTTCTGCGGCCCCGTCGGGGAAATGCACCGTCACGTTTGGTCGCGCGCGGCCTCGTACCTCGGCGTCGACGTGGTCTACCGTTGGCCGGATCGGCGCGCGCGCATCGTGGCTCCGTGGCGCGACGCGCTCGAGCACGTTCCGATGGCGCGGTTCAACGTGTTCGACCTCGACGCGTTCGGTGCTCCGTGGCCTGCGCTGCTCGAGCTGACGCAATGGCGGCGCGCGAAGCCCGGAGAGAAGCTCGCGATCGTCACGACGGACGGCAACTGGCGATCGACGATGCGCGGGTTTGCACAGGCCGTCGAGTCTCGCGCGGCGTTCCGAAAGCTCGGCGTCGAGCCACCGTCGGAAATGGGAGGCGAGCAACGCAGCGCGTGCGAGTCGGCGCTGCTCGGCGCGGCCCACGCGATGGGAGCTCGCGTAGCGTCGATGGCGGTCGCCGGGTACGGGCGTCACCGAAGCAAGCGAGTCGGGTACGCCGTCGCGCTGCTCGTCGGCGTCACCACGGCATGAGCATCTGCGTCGGAGCCGACTGCGAGAGCACGCCGAGGGTCTTTTCGCGCCATCGGAGAGCCCAGCGTAGCAGGTCAGCGCAGCCTGCCCACCGCGCGCACCCAAGATCGCCACGTCTCGGCGGTCACGCGCATGACGCGCACACCGTCGCCGGCCACGCGCACGCAGGGACGGATCGTGACCTCGTAGCCCGTCGTGCCGTCGTCGCACTCGACGCCGCCGCGCACCTCGATCTCCATATCCGCCTCGCCGTCCCTCAGCACTGCCCGCTGCTCGTGGTACCCGGTCATGTCCAGCCCTCCTCAGCGCTCCTCTTGCCAGTCGTCGGCGTCGATGGCTTCGGCCGCGAGAAGCATCGCCTCTTTGCGATCGGTGCGCGGAGGCGATGCGCCGTCGAGCCGGTAGATCGGCTCGCTCACGACACGACCTCGAGCGCGAGCTTCGCGGCCTCCATGTGCTTCGTCTGCCGCTCCGCGTGAACGTAGCCCTCGGGCATCGCGCCCTCGACGTGCGGCATCTGATCCCACGTCGCGCCGTCGATCGTGCGCCCGCCGCTCGTCGGCCGCGGGCCTCCCCACTGTTTGAACCAGAACGCGACGTTCTGCGCGATGCACGCGTCGCGGAGCTGGCGCACGATCGAGAGCCCGCGCTCGGTCGGAGCCCACCGGCCGTTGACGCGCGCGACGAGCCCGCGCTCGCGGCAGACCTCGGGACGCATCAGGTGTAGACCGCTCTCACCGCCTCCGATCAGCCAGTCGATCCCGCGCAGGTCGACGTTCGGTCCGAGCCCTCCGATCAGAGGCTCGGCGCTCACGAACCGCACGCGAGCGTTGATCGCGCGGAGGTGCTCGAGGCGATCGAGCACGCGCGCATCCTCGACCGTGGTGCCCATCCACACGTTGGCGGGGCACGGGTGACGATCGAACCACGCGCGCGCGAGGTGCGGGCGCTTCGTGAGGATCTGGTAGCGATGCTGCGGGGTGCGAGCGATGGTGTCGAAGACGGCCTCGCGGAACACCACGGGTACCTCTTCGAAGAAGACGTCGGTCATCGACGACGTGAAGATCAACGAGGGGCGCTTCTCCCGCAGAGGCTCAGTCAGCTTGTGCGGACGCAACGTCAGGTCGAAGCCGTTCGGAAACGCGGCAGTTCCACGCTTGTTCTCGGCGAGGGTGTCGGCGTAGCAGTACTTGCAGCCCGCGGAGACCTTCGCGCATCCGCTCCATGGCGACCACGTCAACGAGGTCCAGTTGATAGCAGTTTCGTTCATGCTCATCGGGTCTCTCCTCGCGATCTCGTTCGTTGGTGATGACAGCGCGAGCAGACGATCTGTACGTGCTCATGGTGCTCGGCGGCGTAGCCGAGGTGGTGGTCGTACTCGTGTCGTCGGCCTTTGCCGATGTGCCCGCAGTCCACGCAGGCGACCTTGTTGGGATTAGGCAATCGCCCGTCCTTCTGTAGATGGTTGACACGAGCGCGCGCCTGCTTCTTGTCGCCGGATCTCACGCTCACGAAGCGACGCCCCTTGGTCTGGCCGCGAGGCCCGCGGCTCACGTAGGTGGCTGCGTAGTGTGCCCTGCGGCTCTCGATGCAGGCTGCCGCGAGACCGTCAGGTCTTGAGCCGTCTGCGCCGAATGCCGCGGTCGGGTGCCACGCCTTGCAGCGTGTGCAGCGCTTCTCGCCGCTCGCGCAGCGAAGTCGGTACTCCTCTTCCGTGCATCCGGCGACCGTCGCAGCTCGCCGGATGCCGCCCTCGATTGTTCCTGCCATGGCGGCATGGTATCGCGTGGCCAACGATTCGTCCAGTCGATGCGCCCGCCCGGTGTCGCTCCGGGTGTCGTTCTCCGCGGGCGCGGTGCGTTAGGTGCGGAGATCCACGGCGCGCGCGATCGCCGGATCGCGCGGCTGCGCCACCAGCTCCCCGTCGACGTTTAGCAGGCCGCCGCGCATCGCGTGCTCTGGTCGCACGCGCCCGGTGAGGACCGCGAGCGCGTGCTTGGTGAGCGTCGCGCGCTTGTATCGCTCGCTCTCCTCGCGCTGGATGTCGCGCGCGTAGCCGAGCGTCACGGAACGCGAGCCCGCGTTCAGCGGCGAACCCTCGCTCACGGCTCGCGCGAGCCCGCCGATGTAGTAGCGAGCGTTGTACGCGAGACGCCGGCACTCGGCCTCGACCGCGTCTCGGACGCCGACGTAGTAGGCCTCTCGCTCCGCAGGGGGCATTGCCTCGGCGCGATCGATCAGCGCGACACGCGCCGCGTCGTCGGCCCCGAGTTCCTTGATTAGTGCGTCTTGCTCTTTCGTCGTGCTCATGGTCATAACTCCTCAGTCAATGGGCTTGTCGAGGTCGCCGCCGACCTCGCGTGCGATGCGAGCTCGCTCGCGCGAGTCGCGGAACCGCGTGTCTTGCGCGGGCCGGTCGAGGTCCGAGCGTCCCGCGGCGCTCAGCAAGATCCGGCGCAGCGCCGCGGAGAGGCTTTCGCTCGGGCTCGTGCGCGTGCGGTGTGCGTGCGCTTCGATCGCCTCGCGCTGCTCAGCGGAGAGCAGACGCACGAGGATCGCGTGCCTCGAGGCGCTCACGACGCGACCTCGTCGGGTCCGGCGATCGTGAAGCCCGCGGCCTCGAGCGCGTCGGCGATCTCGTCCAGCGTGTCGGCGTCCCACGTCTTGCCGTTCATCGCGTCGAAGATCCGACGCAGCGTGACCTCGTCGCTCGCGGGCGTCCCGAGCGCGGCGCGCGCGGTCACCATGCGATCGCGCACGTCCGCCTCGAGCTGCGAGAGCGTGCGAGACGTTCGGTAGCGCCACACGAACGAGGGATCGTCGCCGTGAGGGTCGTTGTTGACGTGGTACGTCGGCGCGTCGGCGTCGGCGTCGTCGTCGAGGTGAAGCGTGATCCCGGCGATCGCGATCGTCTCGGGGTTCTGGTTCATCTGGTCCATGTTCGTCCTCCCTTGTTCCACGGGCCTCGGGCGCGAGGTCCGTCGCAATTGCACAGGCGCGGGGTCGCGTACTCGACCGGCACGCGCTTCGTTTTCTCTTGCCGGAACGAGCGATGGATCGCCTGACACGTCGGCTCGTGCGTCTCGACCATGCAGCACACGCAGTCGTGATGCTCGGCCGCGCCGCAGCGGCGACACGGAAGCGCCCATTCGTCGGGGTCCGCGAGATCGAGCCGGAGCTGCGTCGTCACCACGTCACCATGCTCGCGAGGGTCCACATGATCGGCGTCCTCGGCGTCCAGGCGAGGTCACCGCGCTCGCACGCGAGCCAGAGGCCGCGATCGATCGGCGCATCGAAGAGCACGTCGGCCGTCGTGCCGACGAGCTGCAGGCAGATCGCGTTGAACGTGCGCGGCCTGCCATCCTCGAGCAGCGCGACGATCGCGCTGGCCCACCGCTCGGGAGAGCCCGACTTCTTCGCGACATCGTTCTCGCCACCGAGCGACCTTGAGGTCTTGCCGCGCGCCATCGTCTCGACATCGGGCTCGATCGCGAGCGGCGCGCGGATCAGATGCAGGTATGCGCGGAGCCCGGAGCGGTCGGGCAGGCCGCGGAGGTACGCGTAGGCGTCCTCGTACAGCCAGCCCGTGCCGCTCGCGAGAGCGGGTAGCTCGAGCTGGACGGGCTCCGCGCGACGACGGGTCACGCCGCACCCGCTGCGCGAACGTGGCCGGTCTCGCAGCCCGTCGCCGCAGCGGCGCGCGCGCGGCGCGTCTCGACCGCCTTGCGCGCGGCTTCCTTGCTGCGAGCGCGCGCTCGCCACGATCAACCCCCGAAACCGACAGCAAAGCGAACGGCGGCGATGCGGGCCTCTCCGTCGACGGGAAGAGCGGCCCCGCGGGCGAGAACCGCGATCAGGTTTCCGGCAAACACGGTGGCGTTCTTCATGTCGCCAGACCTGATCGCCTCTTCTGCCGCTGCGAGATTTAACCGGGCCAGGCTGTCGTATCGGCTCGTCATGGGAGAGCCTTATTGCAGACGTCGTGCCACGGTATCCGTGGGCAAAACATTCGGGAAATCGGGAAACGGGCCGGAGAACGGGGGCCGACTGTCGCCGGTTGCTGTGTCGCTTGGTCGCGATCGAGACGCTCTGTCGCGGTTTACTGTTGCCCCGATATTCTCGGTGCTACAGTGCTCGGGGTGAGCAAAGAAAAGAGAGAGAAGAGAAGCCCCGGTCGACCTCCTATGAGGCCCGGAGAGGCCCGGAGCGCGCGCCTGGTAGTGAAGGTGCGGCCCGTGCTCGCGCGGGCTGTGGGGCGCGCGGCGAAGCGGGAAGGGCTGTCCGTCCCCGCATGGGTCCGCGACGCGCTCGTCGCTGCGGTCGCTCGATCGCTCGCTCGCGCGGAGGGCGCGTGATCGTGGCACGCATGCCGAACGAGGCGCTCGTCGCCCGGATCTTTGAAGAGTCGATCAAGGGCCGCAGCGCCGCAAAGATCGCGGAGCTGCTCGAGCTGGATCAGACCACCGTGCGCGTCGCGATGCGCGATCCCGCGTTCCGCGCGAGCGTGACGCAGTACCGCGCCGAGGTCGTCGACGCCGCGGTGTCGAAGCTCCACGCGCAGGCCGAGCTTGCGGTCGTTCAGCTCGGCGCGGTGATGACCGGGAAGGTGAAAGGCACGGGTGCCGCTGCGGTCGTGCGAGCTGCAGAAGCCGTGCTCGACCGGATCGGCGTGCGGCGCGTGAGCCCGCTCGACGAGCAGCGCGCGCCCGAGGCCGAGCGCATCGTCAACGTGCTCGTTCAAGTGATCTCGCAACACCCCGAGGTCAAAGAGCAGGCGATGCGCGCGATCGAAGCCGAGGTCGTCGGAGAGGGCGAGCCGCATTGACCGCGACAATCGCCGCACTCTTCGTCGAGGCCGGAGGCGCATACGCGCACCTCAAGGGCGTCGAGACTTGGCCGGAGGATCGGGACGCACGCACCTACGACGGCCCGCACGTCGTGATCGCGCATCCTCCGTGCTCGACGTGGTCGCAGCTCGCGAAGGTCAACGAGAAGCGATACGGGCACGCCGTGGGCGACGACGCCGGGTGCTTCGCGAGCGCGCTCGCATCGGTTCAACGATGGGGCGGCGTGCTCGAGCATCCTGCCTACTCGCACGCATGGCCGCGCTTCGCGCTGCCGCGTCCCGTGCGCGGCGCGTGGTCTCGGTGTCTCTTCGCAAGCATCCCCGAAGGGCGTCGAGCGTGGGTCACGGAGGTCTCGCAGTCTGCCTACGGGCACCAAGCTCGAAAACGAACGTGGCTCTACGTCGTCGCGCGGCACGCGCCGGAGGCGCTCGACTGGCGCGACCTCGAGGGCACCGCATGGTGCGGTTGGAACAACCCCGACCGCGAGCGCATGCGCGAGCGCGGCAAGCGCACCCTGTCGAAAGCGGAATCGAAGGCGACCCCGCCTGCGTTCAGCGAGCTGCTTCTCTCGATCGCAAGGTCGTGCGCGTGACCACGTCGAAGAAACGCGAGCGCGAGAAGCGCGCGGGCTCTGCGTCGCTCGCGAGCAACGTGCTCGCATCGCTCAAGTCGAGCGGCCAGCACACCGCGGAGTTCTACCGATCGAACGTGGTTGCGTACTTCGACGAGGTGCTCGGGCTCACGCTCTGGCCCGAGCAGGCGAGCCTCGTGACGCTCGTGCAGAAGAACGATCGCGTGGCGGGCAAGAGCGGCCGACGCACCGGGAAGTCGACGGCGTGCGCGGGCCTCGCGCTCTGGTGGTACGATTGCTGGAACGGTCGCGCGATCCTCACCAGCGCGACCGACCGACAGGTCAACGCGATCCTGTGGCGCGAGGTCACGCTGCTCCGCGCTCAAGCACGTCGACCGATCGACGGGACGATCGGCGTGCTCGCGCGTACCGGCATGCGCGACGGGACCGGGCGCGAGATTATCGGGTTCACCGCTCGAGAGGGCGAGGCCATGCAGGGCTTCGCGGCCTCCGCGCGGAACCCGCTGCTCTTCATCGTCGACGAGGCCTCCGGCGTCGAGCAAGCCGTGTTCGATGCCATTCAGGGCAACCGCGCGGGCGGGGGCAAGCTCTTGCTGACCGGCAACCCGACGCAGACCGTGGGCGAGTTCTTCGACGCCTTCCACTCGAAGAAACGCGACGACGACGACGCATCGAGCGTTGGCTACAGCACGGTCACGCTTTCGACCGTCGAGGCCGCGAAGTACTCGATCCCCGGCCTCGCGACGCCCGAGTATCTGCGGGAGCGCGCCGCAGAATGGGGAGCCGACTCCGCGCTCTACAAGGTGCACGTTCTCGGAGAGTTCGCGCTCGCAGAGGACGGGCGGATCTTCACGCTCGCGATGATCCAAGAAGCGATCGATCGCTGGCACGACACGAAGGCAGAGGGCCCGATCTCGATCGGCCTCGACCCCGCAGGGCCGGGAGGCGGCGGCGACGAGAGCGCGCTCGCGGTGCGACGCGGTCGCAAGATCATCGCGCTGCAGGCTCGGCGCGGACTCTCCGAGAACGAGCACGTCGCATGGTGCGTCGGAGCTGCGAAAGAGTACGGCGACGGCGCGCGCGTCACCGTCACGATCGACCGCGACGGTCCCGTCGGATGGGCCGTGCTCAACGCGTTCCGCGAGTCGATCAACGCGCTCGGGCTTCGGATCACGCTCGTCCCCGTTCGCTCAAGCGACCGCGCGCGACGCAGGCCGCAGGACTATGAGCGCGTGCGCGACGAGCTCGCTGCGAACCTGCTCGCATGGGTCAAGGATGGTGGCGCGCTCCCCGACGATCCGAAGCTCGCGGCCGAGCTTCACGCGTTCTCGTGGGAGTACCAAGTCACCGGACGATTGAAGGTCACGCGCAAGGACGCGATCCGCGAAGAGATCGGTCGCTCGCCCGATCGATACGACGCCGTCGCGCTCGCGTGCTGGGAGCGACCGAAGTGGTCCGCGCTCGAGGCCGACGACGGCGACGACGGCGACGACGCGCCGGGCGCGACCTACGACGACGGCGCGACCGATGCACCCTACGGCGTGCCGAGCCCCTACGATGACTGACCGATGCGGCTACCGAGACCAGGCGTCGCGGCGCGCGCGTCGCTCGTGTATCGGTTGCGGCGAGGAGCTGCCGGACGATCGCGGCCTATGGTGTCGGGCCTGCGTGTCCGAGGAGTACCTGCGGTGCGTGGTCGAGCGGCAGCGCATCAAGATAGTCAGTGCGTCAGCCGTCGAGGCGCCTGCGCCGTCGCCGGGTTCTCGGTCTCGATGATGCGCGGCACCATCTTCTTCGCGGTCACCGGGATCCCGAACGTCGCGACCATCTGATCGACGTCGAGCTCTCGACCGCTCGCGGCCAGCGCATCGCGAAGCAGGTTCATCGCGTTCGCTGCGGTCACGAGACTCGCGGCGATCGAGTTGAGATCGCTCGGCGGGCTCACGTCCCACGACACCGTCGCGAGGTCGCTCGCGAGCAGCGCATCCTCGCCGTACTCGAGCGCGACCCACGCCGGGATGATCTGCGTGTTGATCGTGAACGCGAGCGCGCTCTCGTCGCGCTGGATCAGATCCGCGCGCACGCTCTTGTGCACGTCTTGGTTCGAAAAGCCAGAGCCGCCGTCGACGGTCACGACCTGCCCGTTGATCGCGAGCACGATCTCTTTGTTCTGCTCGTCGATCGTGAGGCGGAACGAGTCCGCACCCTTCCCGTTGCTCTCGACGAGCTTGATATCCCACCCGACCGGCAGGCCGAACACCGTGTTCATGCCCCACGCGAGCAACTTCTGGAACGCGTTGCGTCGCGTCGGCTCGTCGGCTCCGAGCGGCGCGACCGCGACGCGCGCGGGGTTCGCGAGCTTCATCTCCCAGTTCTCGCGACGAAGGCGCGCGTGCTCCTTCGTGACGTAGCTCCGCGCGAGCGCGCGCCACAGGCCGTTCTGCCACGGGTACACGCGGCCACCGGGGACGTGCAGCACCCATCGACCGTCGCCGGGAGTGATCGGCAGAAGGCCCGCGATCGACGAGTAGAACCAGCGGTTCTCGAACCACCGATAGCGCAGATGCTCGGGCGGCAAGCGGTTCAACACCGGATGCGTGCGGCCGGGCACGGGCACCAGCTCACCGACGGCGACGCCGAGCTCGACGCCGTCGCGATCCATCATCTCGAGCTCGGCGGGCGGGCACATCTCGTCAAAGATCGAATGCGCCTCGAGGCCGCCCTCCTGCAGACGGTCGATCATGTCCGCGCGACCGCGGAACCGTCGCGGCAAGCGGATCAGACCACCGCAGCGCGTCGACATGATGCCCGCGATCACACCGTCCTTGTGCGCGCTCCGCATGAGCGCCCCGGCGAGCGAGAGGTCGCCTTGATCGGCAAGCACCTCGGCGCGTTCCACGTCTTGCTGCGTCCATCGCGTGATCGAGGTGACCGGCAGCGCGAGCTGCCCCCCGAACCCCTCGCGGATCTGCTCGACGCTCGGATCGCCGAGGCTCGGCAGCATCGACTCGGGCAGCGCGTAGGCCGCGATGCCTTGCAGCGCGCGACGGATGCGCTCGCTGATCGTCGCAGGCCGTTCCTCGCTCTTCACCACGCGGGTCGTGATCTCGTATGCCATGGAGCTCCTCTTGCCGCGAACGGCTGCGCGATGCTACCACCTCACCATGAGCGACTCCGATCCCGCGCGCGAGCCAAAGGCCCCCGCGACGTTCCCGCGCAACGCGAGCGCGGGCTCGCTCGCTCTTCTGCCGACCGCGTTCGGATGGCTCTTCTTCGAACCGTTCGAGGCACCGGAGGTCGAGACTCGCGACGACGGCGTCGCCGTCGTCAAGATCATGGGCCCGCTTGAGCACGACGAGAGCTACTTCGCGGACAGCTACCACGCGATCCGCGATCGCTTCGACTCCGCGCTCGCGACCACGCCGAAGGCGGTGCTGCTCTACATCAACTCGCCGGGCGGTCTCGTCGAGGGCTGCTTCGAGCTCGCGGAGTACATGCGCGCCGAGAGCGCGCGCACCGGCATCCCGCTCTACGCCTACGGTGAAGGGATGATGTGCTCGGCCGCCTACGCGCTCGCGTGCTCGGCACAGAAGATCGGCGCGAGCAAGACCACGATGGTCGGCTCGATCGGAGTGATCGACTGCCTCGTCGACGCGACCGCGATGGACGAGGCGTGGGGCATGAAGTACCGCCTGATCACCTCGGGCGCGCGCAAGGCCGACGGCAACCCGCACCAGCCTATCGACGACGGCGCGGTGCTCGCGACGCAACAGCGCGTCGACGACCTCGCGGGCCTCTTCTTCGACTGGGTCGGTCAGGCTCGCTCGCAGCTCGGCGCGGACGGCGCGCGCTCTCTTGAGGCGGCCGTGCTCATCGGCGCGCGAGCCCTTTCTGCGGGGATGCTTGACGTTCTCGCCGATCCCAGCGTACACCTCACCGAGTCCAGTCCCACCACGGAGACGACCACGATGCAGACCGAGCCGACGCAGCCCAAGGCCGAGGACAAGCCCGCCGACGACAAGACCGACGGCGACATGTACCGCAAGCTCCGCAAGATGGCCGAAGAGGGCGACGAGGACGCGAAGCGCATGCTGCAGAGGCTCATGGACGACGACGAGCACGACGAGCCCGACGGCGACGAGAAGATGGGCGACGAGAAGATGGGCGACAAGAAGATGGGCGACAAGAGGATGGGCGACGAGGCCAAGGCGATCGCGCTCCGCGCGCTCGCGGCCGTCGAGCGACAAGAGCGCGCCGCGCTCATCGCGAGCCGCCCCGACTTCGACGAGGCCACGCGCGAGCTGCTGGCGCACGCGCCGCTTGAGAGCGTTCGCGCGCACGTCGCGAAGGCACCCAAGCGCACGATGCCCGATCGCGCGGCCTCGGCGCAGCCCAACGTGCGGCCCACGGCGCAGCCGGGGAGCGCGAAGGATCGCGCGCCGCACGCGCTCACGCCTCCCGTGACGCAGAACGACATCGCGCGGCACGCGCTCGCGAACCGCCTGATCGGCAACACGCAGGTCGTCGTCGGAAGCCGCCTCGAGCGCGACGCGACGGGCCGCGTCGCAAAGGTCGAGTTTGGCGTCGACCGCGATCTCGTCGCGGGCGAGCGCAACCCCGACCGCCTCGCCGCGGTTCGCCTCCGGGGCTCGAGCCCCGTCACGCGCATCGACTGATCGACTGATCGCACGACCTGATCACCACGCTCACCCGAGAGGCCGCACACCATGTCCTTCTTCCTGCGAAAGCCGATCACGCTCAACTCTCTTCGCGCGGTGCTCGCCGCTGCGGAGGTCGCCGTCAAGGGCGAGACGGCCTGCATTGACACCGCCTCGGGCGAGTTCGTCGTCGGAGCCGTCGGCACCGGCCTCGTTCCGGTGGGCACGTTCACGGAGGCGCTCACGGGCGACGGCGTCAAGACCACGCTCGTCGCGACCTTCGACGAGATCCGTGCGCAGGAATGGATCAACGACACCGTCGCGCCGGTCCTCGCGACGCACCTCGGCCAGACCGTCTACATCAAGGACGGTCGCACCGTGACGATCACCTCGGCGGGACACAGCAAGGCCGGGACGTTCCTCGGCTTCGACACCAACGGGCGGTGCATGGTCGCGCCGCGTCCCTTCTTCACGGCCTGATCTCGATCTCCCACCACGTTCGCGCGCTCGAGTGAGCGCACAGGAGTCCTCACATGGATAGCGTCGAGCTGCAGTCGGTCGTGATCACTCTCGAAGAGTCGATGTCGATCGCGATGATCACCGACTACCAGCGCGCGATGCGCTCGGAGAACATCTGGTGGCCGTCGATCGCTCGCCCGCGCGACATCAGCTCGCGCAAGGAGACGATCCACTGGCTGCTCGACTCCGCGAAGATCGAGCCGCGCGACATCGGACAGATCGCATTCGAGGACATGAGCACGGTCGACCTCGTCGTCGAGCCGAAGTTCGCGTCGAGCGGCCTTGAGATCGGCATCGAGGCGTTCCAAGACCTCGAGAACGGCGTGTGGGGAGGCCGCGCGATCAACGCGGGCACGGCATGGGCGCGTCAGATCGGCGTGCAGATGGCCTACTACCCGCAATTCCGTCTCGCTGCGGCGATGCTCGGCAACCCGACGGCCTACGACGGCGTCGCCTTCTTCGCGCACGGGCACCCGACGAACCTCAACGATCCGTCGGCGGGCACGTACACGAACCTTCTTGACGCGGTCGCGGCCGACGGATGGTCCGGCGTGCTCGCGCCGATCGACTCGTCGGTCACCGTCGACGCCGCGCTCAACAACATCCAGCGCGTGCTCGCGTACATCGCGAGTCTCAAAGCCCCGAACGGCCGCGATCCGCGCTTCCTGCGGCCGATCGGGATCCTCGTGCCGCCCGCGCTCACGGTGCGAGCGCAGCAACTCACGAACGCGCGGTTCATCGCGCAGGCCGCGGGCGCGACGGGCGGTGGCTCCGGCGACATCGAAGCCGTGGTCCGCAACTGGGGCATGGGCGATCCGCTCGTCGCCGCGGAGCTGGGCGCGGGCTTCTCGTACTCGTACCAAGGCGGGCCGAACGTCGCGGGCTCCGATCGCGACTACTACATCATCTGCGAGACGCAGGACGTCGAAGTCTCCGGGTTCATCTACGGCCGACGCGAGGCGTTCAACGTCATCTACCACGACCTCGCCTCGAGCGCGGAGCTCGCGCGCAAGGGCAAGCTGCAGTGGGTCTGCCGTGGCCGCAACGAGATCGTGCCGGGCCTGCCCTACACGATCTTCAAGGTCAAGGGCGTCTGACGCTCTCATCCCGCTCGGTGCCACACGAGCGGGGTCGCCATGGGAAGGCACAGAGCTCGAGCTTCGGCTCGGGCTCTTTGCCTTCGTGCTAGGGTGAGGCCGTGCCCGCTTACCTCTCACTCGCCACGTTCAAGGCAGCAACGGTCGCGGCCGACGAGTCTGTCGACGAGGTCGAGGCGCGTTATCCCGGCTGGATCGACAACCAGCTCGCGATCAAATCGCAATGGCTCGATTCCAGGCTTCGCAAGCGGTACCTCTTCCCGCTCACGACGACGCCGTACCCGCTCGTCGTGACCGACTGGCTCTCGCGCATCGTCACCGAAGCGATGATGCGAAAGCGCGGGATCGATCCGACGGACGAGCAGGCCGCGACGTACATTGACGATCGCAAGACGGCCGAAGCGGAGGTGCTCGAGGCCGCGAACGCCGAAGAGGGTCTCTTCGATCTGCCGCTGCGGGCCGACACGTCGACGACGGGCATCGTCGCGCCGGTCGTGCTCGGGTACTCGGAGGCTTCGCCCTACGTCGCGTTCGACATCCAGGCCGAAGCGGCGCGGCGCGAGGACGCGCAGGGCACCGGGACCGGCGACGGGGCACCGTGAAGCGGCCCCCGGTCTCGATCTCGGAGCTGCGAGCGCCCAACGACGCGCAACCGGGCGACGAATGGCCTCCCGTGCTCTTCGGCGTCCCGCAGAGGCCTCCGATCCGCCTCGTGGGAGCGCCTGGGACGCCCTGTGATGCCCCTTCGGGCGCTCGGACGGGTGAAGGTAGCCCCACGGAAACGGAGCCCGTAGAGCGCCGGGAGGCGGCCGGTCGCGAAGCGGCGCTCTTCGGCCTCCCGAAGCGCCCGCCGAGAGGCCTCCGGAGAGCTTCTGGGAGCCCCGTGGAAGCCCCGGAGGGCGACCGGACGAGCGATGGTAGGTCCGAAGAGCCGGAGCCCGTAGAAGAGCTCGGGGAGGCCTCTTGACCACGCCCGTTCTCGCGCTCGAGCGCCTTTTCGTCGACGTTCAGACCCGTTTCGCGAGCGAGGCGGGCCTGATCGGGCTCCCCGAGACCGCCTACTTCACCGGAACCGCCTCGATCGCTGGGTCTCCGACCGCTGCGGCCGAGGTGAAGATCCTTTTCACGGTCGGCGGGACCGTCGGAGTGGCCGGGATCGTCTACCGCGTCTCGACCGACGACGGTGCGACCTACGGCGCGCCGATCGCGCTCGGTCTCGCGACGGCGATCGTCGTGTTCGGCGTCACGCTCACGCTCGCGGGCGCTGTCACGGCGCTCGACTACGTTCGCTGGACGCAGAACGGTCCCGCGGTGCCCGTGTTCCAGTTCGGGACGCGCGAGCCCGCGAAGCGCGGCGACGTGTATCGCGTCGTGTTCGTCCCCGGCGACGCGTCGGGCAACGCGGGCGAGGTCGTCGCGCCGCGGAACCCCGGCCGCAACCCTCGCCCGCTCGCGACGCTCGTCGAGCTGTTCACGATCTACTGCGAGGCGTTCGACTCGAGCGCGGGCTCTCCCGAGGTCGAGCTGCGACAGTGGAAAGCAGCGCGCCTCTTGTGGGACGCGGTTATCCGTGCGATCTACCTCTCGGCCCACGGAACCTACGAAGTGATCAGCACCGAGCACATGGTCGAGCGAGCGACGCGCCGACACGCGTGGTCGATGCGCTCCGTCCTCGCGATCCAGGCGATGGTGCCCGACGCGCCCGCGTTCGTGGTCACGCCTCCGCAGGTCGCACTGACCGTCGGGCTCGAGGTCGACGACGACCCCGTCGAGATCATCACCCCGCCATGAGCAACGGAGCTGCACAGCTGGACGGACAGATCGCTCGCTTGCGCGAGCTGGCGAAGCTCGTGCCGAGCGCGGCACCCGCGGTCGCCGTCGCGATGTCCGATGTCATCGTCGCGAACATCGCGCGCGGAGTCGGGCCGGACGGCGCGCCGTGGGAGCGCACGGAGGAGGGCAAGCAGCCGCTCCGCGGCGCGGCCAAGGCGCTCGAGGTGCGAGCCGTCGGCACCGTCGTCGTCGCTACTCTCACCGGCCCGGAAGCACGGCATCACCTCGGAGCCGTGCGCGGAGGCGTGAGACGTGAGATTCTCCCCACGGGCGGCACGATCCCCGGCCCGATGGTCGATCGGATCGAGCGCGCGGTCACAGACAGGTTTCGGGCGATCATGTCCCCAACGGTTCGTCGCTGAACGGAGAGCACGTCATGTCCCAACCCTCGGTCACGATCACGGAGCTCGATGGCGCGCTCGGCATTCTGCCGACGAGCGCGGGCCGACTTCTCGCCGTCGTCGGCGTCTCGAGCGCGGGGCCGGTCAACACGCCCGCGACCTACGCACGGATTCCGCAGCTGACCGCGGACTTCGGGATCGGCCCGATGGTCGAGGCGGCCGCCTATTACATCGAGAAGTTCGGGCGACCCGTGATCGTGGTCCGCACCGGGCAGAGCATCGCGGGGAGCTATCCCGCGGGAGCTGCCACCGTCGCGACGGGCACCGGCACCTCCGTCACCACGGTCGATCTGCTCACCGCGCCCAACGACGACTTCGAGTGCTACTTCAAGGTCGTCACCGGAGGCACCATCGGCGTCGCGGGCATCACGTTCCAGTGGTCGCTCGACGGAGGGCGCACGCTCTCGCCCGTCACCGCGCTCGGGGTCGCGACGAGCTTCGTGTTCCCGACGAGCGGAGGCGTGAAGATCGACTTCGCCGCGGGCACGCTCGTCGCGGGCGACACGCGCACGTTCCGCGCGACGGCCCCCAACTGGAACACGACCGAGATCGGTACCGCGCTCGACGCGCTGTTCGCGACCGCGGCTTCGTGGGAGTCGGCGCACATCGTCGGCCCGATCAACGGCGCGGACTTCGACACGATCGATCCAAAGTTCTCGGCGGGCCTCACGTCCGGCAAGTACCACGGATGGATCGGCAACACGCGCATGCCCGACCTCGGCGAGAGCGAGGCGACCTACCTCGCGGCGATGTCCGCGATCTTCAACAGCAAGGCGACGATCTTCGGTGAGCTGTGCTCCGCGGCCGCGAAGATCATCTCGTCGGTCTCCGGGCGGCAGTACCGGCGACCCGTCGCGTTCGCGGTCGCCGCGCGCGAGGGCTTCTACTCCGAAGAGATCGACATCGCAGACGTGAACCTCGGCACGCTGCTCGGCGTGTCGATCCGCGACGCGAACGGCAACCCCGACGAGCACGACGAGTCGCTCAACCCCGGCCTCGACGACGCGCGCTTCACCGTGCTCCGAACGTGGGACGGCATCCAAGGCGTCTACGTCAACCGGCCGCGCATCCTCTCGGCCGCGGGCTCGGACTTCGACCTCTACACGAAGCGCCGCGTCATCAACCTCGCGCACGCCGCGCTGCGGTCCTACTTCATCCGTCGGCTCAACAAGCCGATCCAGGTCGACACGTCGACCGGGTTCATCCTCGAGAGCGAGGCGCTCGAGATCGAGAACGGCGCGCTCGCCGCGATGCGCTCCGTGCTGCTCGCGAAGCCGAAGGCCTCGGGGATCCAGTTCGCGCTCTCGCGCACCGACAACGTGCTCAGCACCAAGACGCTGACCGGGCAGGCTCGCGTCATCCCGCTCGCCTACCCCGAGTTCATCGAGCTCGAGGTCGGCTTCCTCAACCCCGCGCTGCAGGTCCAGACCGTCTGATCGCGCGACGCGCGACCATTTAGGGAGCAACGAACATGAGCGACGCGATCAGGGTCAACGGCAATCAGCTCTCCTGGGGCTCGATCTCCGTCAAGGTGAACGGAGAGCGCTACTTCGGGTTCACGTCGATCGGCTACGCCGACTCGCGCGAGCGCGTGAAGGCCTACGGCATGGGCCGCGCGCACGCGCCGCGCGGACGCTCGCGCGGCAAGTACGCCGTCGAGCCCGTCACGCTCACGGGATGGAAGTCGAGCATGCAGGCGCTTCGCAAGGCGCTCGCGGACGCGGGCGACGGCGAGAGCTACGGCGACACGATCTGTCAGATCGTCGTGCAGTACGTCGAGGCCGACGACACGCCGGTCACCGTCGAGCTCGAGGACTGCGTGTGGTCCAAGAACACGACGAGCGAGGAAGAGAGCCCCGACCCGTTGAAGGAAGATGCCGAGTTCGACTGCATGCGGATCCGGCGTAACGGGCTCGTGCTCTTCGACAACTCCGAAGGGAGCTGATCGAGCACACGCGCAGGCGACGCGCGAAGGAAGGTGAATCGTGGCCGAGGACAAGCGACAACCATCCCCCCCGCTGCAGGCGGGCGGGTCTCTCGAGGAGCGGCTCGCAGCGGCGCGCGAGCGCAAGAGGCTCGCGGACGAGCAGCGCGAGCGAGCTGCGGACGCTGCGAGCTTGCTCGCGGAGGTCGAGGCGGCAGAGCGCGAGGCGAGCGACGCCGAAGCCATCGCGAAGGCGACGGCGGAACACGGCGCGGGCAAGATCGCGACGATCGCGACCGAGCTTGGGGTCGTGATCGTGAAGCGCCCGCACCCGGCGCACTACAAGCGGTTCCGCGACAAGGGTGAGACCAAGTCGGCCGACCTCGAGCAACTCGTGCGACCGTGCCTCGTGCATCCCGACGCGTCGCGGTTCGATCAGATCCTCAACGAGCAGCCCGCGACGCTCGACCGCTGCGCCGATCAGGTCGTCACGCTCGCGGGCTTCCGCGGAAAGGAGCTGTCGGGAAAATCGTAGCCCTGCGAGCGGAGGCGCGGCGCGACCTCGGCGTGTGGGCCGAGTGCCTGCTCGCCATGTTCGGCAACGAGTCGCAGGGAACCGACGCCGAGGTCGTGCGCGCGCTCACCGGAGCGAGCATGCTCGCAGAGGCGATGCACGACGTCAGGCAGATCAAGCGCCTGCTCACACCGAAAGAGTGACCGACCGTGACCACGACCGCGACCTTCACCGTCGAGCTGCGAGACGAGACCTCCGGGGCCGCGAACGCGGCCGCGGGCTCGCTCTCGCGGCTCAGGGCGAAGATCGAGCAAGACACGAAGGCTCTTCGCGAAATGCAGGCCGCGATGGGCCGGTTGAAGGGCGGCACCTCGCGCTCGAGCGCGGCCGCCACGGAGCTTCGGAACCGCATCGCGGCACAGCGCGCCGCGATCGCGAGCGCGCAAGAGCGGTTCATCGCGCTCGGAGGCACCTTCGGGAAGGCCGAAGAGCGCGCGACGGGCTTCGCGGGCATGCTCGGGGAGCTTGCGGGCAACCTACAGGGCGCGGGCGGTGCTCTCGGAGGCTTCGGAGGCCAGCTCGCGACGCTCGCCGGGGCTCTCACGAACCCGATCGCGCTCGCGGGCCTCTTCGTGACGGGCCTCGTCGCGCTCGCGGGAGCTGCGATCGCCGCGAACCTCGCGATCGCGGGCATGATCGTTCAGCTCGCTCGCCTTGCGGTCACGGAGAGCGACGCGCGGAGGTCTGAGGCGCTGCACATCGAGGGTCTCAACACGCTTCGGCAGGCCTACGGGCTCGGCACCGCGAGCGTCCGCGACTACCAGGCAGCGATCGACCGCGCGAGCGACTCGACGAACCTCTCGCGCGACGCGCTCGAGGGCTACGCGCGCTCGCTCTCTCGCGCTGGGCTCCGCGGCGACGCGCTGCGCGACGCGGTCGAGGCGATGGGCATCGCGGCGATGGTGCAAGGCGAGCGCGGCGCGCAGAGGTTCCGTGCGCTCGCGATGCAGGCGCGACTTGCGGGTCGTTCCGTCGCGGAGCTCGCAGAGCAGTACCGCGATCGCCTCGGGCCGATCGCGCATCGCATGATGCTGTCGCTGCCGAACCAGACCGAGCGCCTTCGACGCTCGATCGCGCGCATCTTCTCGGGCCTCAACACCGATCGCCTGCTCGGCGCGCTCGACATGGTGCTCTCACTCTTCTCGCAGAGCACGGCCTCGGGCCGCGCGCTCTCTCGCATCGTCGAGGCCGTGTTTCAGCCTATGATCGACGACGTCGCGGTGCTCGGGCCGATCGTGCGGCGCTTCTTCCAAGGCATCGTGATCGGCGCGCTCGTCACCACGATCGCGGTGCTTCGCGTTCGCAACGCTCTCCGCGACACGTTCGGAGGCACCGACCTATTCGAGAACGTCGATTCTCTCAACTTTGCGCTCGGAGTCGGCGTCGCGCTCTTCGGGCTTCTGGCGATCTCGCTCGCCTCGATCGCGTTCCTCGCGGCGCTCGCGATCGGTCCGTTCGTCGCGCTCGGGCTCGCGATCCTCGCGATCGGAGCTGCAGCGGCGCGCGCGGTTCGCACCGTCGTCGACTTCTTCTCGTCGAACAACGTCGGCGGGCTCGCCGAGGGGATGATCAACGGGATCGTGTCCGGGCTCACGAAGGGGCGCGACCGGATCATCGAGACCGTGCGCGGCCTCGCGCAGTCTGCGGCCGACACGTTCCGCGAGGCGCTCGGGATCGCGAGCCCCTCGCGTGTGTTCGCGGAGTTCGGCGCGTCGATCACGGGCGGTCTCACCGAAGGCATCGACGCGGGCACGCCGGACGTCGACGCAGCGGTCGGCGGGCTCGTCGAGGCACCCGCGGGCGGCGCTGCGCGCGCGGGCGGGTCGACCGTCTCGATCACGATCGGCGAGATCGTCGTCAACGCGGGCAACACGCAGAACCCGCGCGACCTCGCGCTCGGGATCCGCGACGAGCTCGCTTCGCTTCTCGAGGGCGTGTCGATCGAGCTGGGGGCGACGTGAGCTTCAACCCGATCAGCTCGCCCGTCGACTACATCCTGCTCGCGAACCGCAGGTCTCCGGGCATCGCGACGTTGTCGAACGTCAACTCTCCGCGCATGTGGGACGAGCGTCGAGGCTTCGCGCTCTCCGGCGCGCGCGTCGTGTTCCGCGGTATCGGCCTCGCGCGGCCGATCTGCACGCTGCGTCTCGTGAACGACGCGGACTTCGATGCGTGGCACGAATGGCGCGAGCTGGTGCAGCGCCCGCCCATCGGTGAGCGCGGGCGCGCGCAGGACATTTGGCACCCCATCCTCGAGGATCTCGGCATCGTCTCCGTCGTCGTCGAGGACGTCACGCAGCCCCGGCAGGTCGAGGACGGCGTGTGGGACATCGACATCAAGTTCATCGAATTCCGTCGACCCGTCGTGACGCTCGAGACCATCGGCTCGAGCGAGACCACGCCCACCGACCCCGTCGATCGTTTCATCGACGAGCTCTCGTCGCAGGTCCAAGCTCTCGCCGGAGGGCCGGGAACACCGTGACCGCGTACTGCCACATCGGAGGCGACACCATCCTCGAGGCGACCGTCGTCGTCCCCAACGTCGGCCCGTGGTACGCGAACCTCGTGTTCGAAGGCGCGCCCGACGTGTCCGGCGCGGTCGTGCTCAACGTCGGCGCGCTTGAGCTGCACGGCTTCGTCGACCCTCGCGCGAACGGCGTGTTCGGTGAGCAGCGGAGGTGCCGTGTCGTCGCGGGCGCTGCGGGGTGGGGCACCGTGCTTCCCGCGCTCCACTATCACAGCGACTCGGGCGTTCGCTCGCGCTCGGTCGCGGACGACGCGGCGCGGCTCGCGGGCGAGACGATCGGCGCGTTCAACCCGACCGCGACGCAGGTCGGGATCGACTACACGCGGCAGGCGGGCCTCGCGTCGCGCGTCCTCGAGGACGTGATCGGCACCGCGCCGTGGTGGGTCGGCTACGACGGGCGCACGAACGTCGGCGCACGCAGCGCGTCG